TAAATAAGTAACAGTGTAATATGACACTTCTAACACTGTTACTTACGTGAGAGCGGATTAACTTTTTTAAACCCGGCACTCCCGGCACATCCTTAGATTTCAGCCATTTTATCCGGCCCTAAACCGTGCACCAACCCGGCCCGAACCATCTCAAACCGTGCACGGATTTAAAAAAAGGGAGCCGAAGCCCCCTCAATCTACTTTACGTTCGCGTAAACCTATTTTTCAACAGCGCCAACATTTAGGTGCACATCTGGACCTCAGTCGCGCATCTTTTCCTGCGCAGCTATGAGCCGACCAAGATACCATTGAGCCTTTTTCAAGTCCTCAACGGGCTTCCCCTTCCGCTCATAGCGCCACATATATTTCATGATATTGCCCTTGAGGTAGCCAGCGTATGCCTCCGGACCCATCGACGCTTCGATCCCTTCGATGGCCTCGATGCCACCGGTCTTATAATGCGGAGGGCTATTGACCACATCGACCACCTCGTGATTGAGCGCATCCCTCACTTCTTTATACCGCATAAAATCGTTCCCATACATTGTTAATCCTCCTCACCTGCTTTGAAGTTAATCTGAACGCCAAAGAAATCGTCCGACTGCTCATCGATCATGGCGTTGATAACCATATAGTCCTCATCGCCTATGAGAAGTTCAAGACCACGGAACACACGCTTCGTTCGTGTCGCCCGATCCCTTGTGGGGTCATAGCCATGCGTCTTCATCTCTCCATTGAACTTACGCTGCGACCAATCCTTACCCTTGCCCTCGTTGTTCTCCTTGCACCAGTCGCGGAAATCATTGAACGCCTCATTGGTAGTCATCTCATTGTCAGGCCCAGCCACGCAGCGCTCAGTAATCCAGCGGGCCAACGCATCTTCTCCCGCAAGATATTCGTCGGTAGCTTGGATAACTACCTGCGGTGGGTTCAAGCCCTGCTCCAGCCAAGCCTTCGCACCCTCGATAACCCACGCCAAGATGGCTGGGTATTCCTCTTTCAGCTTGTCCGGCAAGTCAACGTCCTTGCGGAGCGGCTTAGTCTCGAACGGGATGAGGTGCATACGCCGACGCATAGCATCGTCCACATTAGTAATCTCTGGCTTTGTATTGCCCGCGATTACAAGCGTGAACTGCGGATTGAACTCAAACAAATCCTGCCGCATGAACCGCGCACTGATCTTGTCCCCGCCAGTGAGCGCCTTGACCTTGGCCTCGTCCCACTTGCGCGACGGGTCAATCTCCTGCGCGTGAACGAGCCTTGCACCCATCAACGACGCCAACTCTGTAGGGTGACGCTGATTGTTCGACGCCAAGAATACGTCCGCACTGGCCACGGTGGCATAATCGCCAAGGATATTACCTATCGCTCCGAGGAACGTCCCTTTGCCATTGCCGCCGGAGCCGTGGGCGAAGGCGAGGACATGCTCCTTGGTCGAACCTGTAGCCGAATAGCCAGCCAACCTTTGAAGGTAAGTGATTAACTCACTATCACCGTTGCACGCCTCATTGAGAAACGCTTGCCATTGCGGGGCTGGCTTGCTGAAGTCCGCCTCGACCGATGTGCATTTTGTACACATGCGAGAACGATCATGCGCGAACAAGACGCCTGTCTTCAAGTCCACCATGCCCGACCGGGTGTTGAGGATATAGATGTCGGCGTCTAGCTGTTCGGTTGTGGCCTGCATGGCGGGTTCCACCGCTGCCAGCTTCGCCACGTTGGCTATCACATTATACGACGCCACACGCTGCGCGATCCGCTCACCCTTTTGTGGGCTTTCAATGTTCTGCAACGCCTCGGCCGACGCTTGCGCGCAGACCTTGCGGACGATGGACAGATGCTTGTTCGCTACGTCCTTGGCCCACTTGTTGCCATCCCATGCGACCCAGCCCATGCCGCCCACAACGTATCGGATATCCGAAACGTGTAGCCGAGCAACGCGCTGCGCCAATGCAATGTCGCTATACTCAATCGGCGTTTCGCCAGCCGAGGCCACCACGCCGAAGTCTTCGTCGCTGAAGTCCGTCACATCGAACTCATCGACCTCGCGCTTGTAGCCAAAAGTCGCAGCCTTGTTCGCCAGCCAGTCCCAACCCAACTCATAGGGCGGGTGCATACGGCCGAAGTCTGCTTCGATAGTATCGAGCGAGTTAACGCCGTCTTCCCAACGCTCGGCCCAGCCTGCGAAAATCTCGAACGCATCCGTCTCATTGTCAGGGCCACATGCCGCCTTGATGGCATAGCCCATACGAATATAGTCATCACGGTCGGGGAAGTGTTCGGTCTTGTTCGGGATCGCGGTCACCGCAGCAGCCACATGGATAACGCTTGGCGCGGTGAGCGAAGCCTGATCGACCGACTGCCGCTCGACTGCCTTCTGTGCTGTCTTGTCGGCGTGGATAATCTCGCAGCCCATCATCTCCAACGTCTCCGTCAGATCAGCAAAGAACCGCTCAATCTTTTCCCGCGTGACCTTCTTCAACCCAGCCGGGCCGCGTGCCTCCAAGTCCACATCGAGACTGTATGGTTCCTTAGTGATAGGGTGAATACCTGCGATGACGTATTGCTGCCCGTCCCCTAGAAATTCTACAAGCTGCTCGACACCCCGGCCATCACGGAACCGCACCTGCATACGGCCAATCTTTTCATCGGTGCGATACATGAACAGGCGCTTGGGGTAACGACCGATACGCATCGGGGCTTTGCCCAATGCCTTCACCGCCATATCACCGATGACCCTAGCCAGCCCCTCGTTAACAACATCAATGTCAACCGCAGGATATTTGCTGGCCTTCAAGCCGATATTAGCATGGCTGCGGTCCCACCGCTCAACATCATTGGGCGTCGGCGTGTAATCCTGCCAGCCGTAACCACCCCATGTGCCTTGCGCATTCTGCCGACCGGGCGCTTTGCCTGCCTGATCCGCTTGGATTTTAGACATGGCCGACAACTCGGCGTTCGGCGGGATAACGGACACGAGGTCGGTGAACCCGACCTCATACAGTGTCTTAAATTTCATTAGTTCAAATCCCTCTTTTCAATTTGGTCGCGCTTCTGCATCAGCATATCCACCGCCGCGTCTATCACATAGAGCGCGGCTTCAGGTCCAGCTTCAGCGATTAGGGGATACGCGGCGGTTGTTATTATTACGCCGCGCTCAAAGTCTTCTTCAAAACCGATGATGAATACTGGAACAAAGTCCACTTTTTGTTCATCATCAGTCCATCTTATCTTGTCCATTACTAATCCCCTGCAAAGTCGCTACCTTCAACCACCGCGTTTACCGCCCGGCCAGTGTAAGACGCTTTGTTGTCCGCTTGGATTTGCGTTGTAGTTCTCTCCGCTAGGAGCGACTGGACATATACGAGAAGATCGTAAGCATCAATCTTGCCTTCGATATTTATTATGTTGCCGTCCCGTTTGGTGAAGCCATGTGTGTTGTTGTCAATCCACTCGGCCAATTGTGCTGCTAGTACCTGTTTCATTTCTTCATATCCTCTACCATTTGTATTCTCTCGCCAATCCAGCGCATAACCGGAACGGCCATGCTGTTGCCCAGCGCCTTGTAGCGCGGCCCATCGGGGCAGTCCTCCGCACCCTTCTTGCGCCACGGTATGGCGGTGAAGTTGTCCGGGAAGCCTTGCAGCCGTTCGCACTCGACGGGTGTCAGGCGGCGGACGGTGGACTGTTGCTGTGCAAACAGGCTGCCGTTCGTTGCGCTGGCGTTGCCGTTCCACTTCGTGCCGTATGCTGCGGTCAGACAGTCTGCCGTTGGTTGGAACGCTTCATGTGCCGCAGCGGCTGGCTCGGAGAATATATGCTGATCCTGATGGGTGCTTATCGTGAAGGCCACCTCATCGGAACCTAGATAGCCCTTGCCGCCGCCCTCGCAGCCGCCCCTGACTTTGAACGCGTGGGCAGCGTAGTCTTCGCATGTAACAAAATTTGCGGTTTCAGGATCGAGGTTACCACCACCCGCACCTCGTGCAGTTAGACACTTTGCGGCTACGAAATGATTTCCAGCGGCTCCGTCTGGACGCCCTCCTGCGCCACCACTAAAAGAGCTTCTAGCAATCGTTCCGGCAACTTCTTGCCTCTTTTCTCTGCTCGGCGCAGGATGCCCCGACATGCTGTGGCGCTCAAAGAGAACCGCTGCGGCAGGACGCCAGTCTCCAAGGTATCCGACAACGAACACACGACGGCGTCGCTGGGCCACTCCGAAGTACTGAGCGTCAAGCACTCGGTACGCGATACCATACCCGAGGTCTTCCAACGCCCCAAGGATGGAACCAAAGTCCCGTCCTCCGTTCGATGACAGGACACCGGGGACATTTTCCCAGACAATCCAGCGAGGTTTTTCTCTTTGAGCAAGTCGGCAAAATTCAAGGGCGAGGTTACCACGGTCGTCGTCCAGTCCGCCTCGCATTCCTGCGATGCTGAATGACTGGCAGGGTGTTCCTCCAACGAGAAGGTCGATTGTTCCATATTCATTTTCCTTAATAGTTGTGAAGTCGCCGTGCAGAGGCACGTCGGGGTATTGGTGTTGAAGCACTGCGCATGGGAACTTCTCAATCTCCGAAAAGAATGCAGCCTCCCAGCCCATGTGATGCCATGCGGCAGTCGCGGCTTCGATGCCGCTACAGACACTCCCATATCTCATTTCAAATGCTCCCCTTCTTCAATCCGATCCGCCAGCCAGCGTGTGTTGCGCTCAAACATATTTATCTTTGGCGAACGAAGCCACGCGAGAAGGGCGTCCTTCTCATTCACGACTGGCTTTACGAGAACTGCTTCAACTTTAGCGTCAATAATTTTTGTTGGACGTGCCATTATGTTAACTCCTTTATTTTAAAACCTTTTGATGTAGCGTAGTCGATGAGGTCATCGAGCCACATTATGCCTTTGCCTGCGACATAATACTGATTGATGCCTCGGTGGGGTACGTTCTTAACGTCGCCCCATGTGTGAGACGAATGCTCATACATTTTTATATCCGCACGATGGACTGACGAATGGAAGCGGCGCAGAAATTGCGCGGCTTCAGCGGCGACCAATTTTGTGCGGCCATTGAACTCACGCCGAGCAACCGTGCCATCTTCCTCAATCTTGACCGGATCGGACTTAGCGTTTTGCGCACGCCGTTCCGTAATCGACTGACAAGAGATACCTGCTTCCCTGAGCCAGCCTATAATCGTTAGGCGGTCAGTGTTGTAAAGCCGCATGAGTTCGGCGCGGGTCATAGTCGGGGCCATCTTTTGAAAGTTATGCGGGATAGCTTTAACCGTTCCACGACGGTCAACAATAATCTCCGTAAGTTCGAGTTCTTCGACCCAGCGGGCGATTACCGACCTAACACGTCCATAATGTTTGGCGAGTTGTGTCATGTTCATGGTCTTCGCCATCTCTTCGAAATCATCTGGCGTTTGCGCTTTGCGTATAATAACGCCGCGTTTCAGCCCTAGCTTTCTACGCCGAGCATCGACTGCATCTATCGAGCGGCCAAGCATCTCTGCAATCTGCGCGTGCGTCAGCTTATTCTCGTAAAGCCCAATCAGGGTGGCGTCGTCTTCGGCGTTCCACGGGGTAAAACTGTTATCCATAATCTCCCTACTTTCTGGTTGCCCTTCTTGGGTGGCACAAGTTGAATATCGAATGCAAGAACTTTTTTTTGTTGACGGCACTATATGATTTGTGCCAGCTATACGGAAAGCAAACGTGACACCGACAAAAAGAGGGAAAGAATATGGTAGTGAGCATCGACTTCGAGACGCGCAGCGCCGTCGATCTTCGCAAGACGGGCGTCTATAAATACGCCTCTGATCCATCGACCGACATCTGGTGCATGGCCTACAAGGCCCCGTGGTCTGACGACGTGCAGGTATGGTTGCCGGGCGATGAGGTAGATGCCCACCTTGAAGATTGGATCATGGCAGGCGGATTGCTCTCGGCATGGAACGCCAACTTCGAGCGCACAATCTGGAACGAGATCATGGTCGGCCGTTATCAATGGCCCCGTACCAACATTAAGCAATGGCGCTGCACGATGGCGCAGGCCAGCGCGATGGGTCTGCCCCGTTCATTAGGCCAAGCGGCCGCAGTCCTTGGCGTTGAAGAACAGAAGGACAAAACCGGCGCGGCCCTTATGCTCCGGATGGCACGGCCGCGTAAGGTGAACGCCGACGGCAGCTACACATGGTGGAACACGAAGGATAAACTTGATGCGCTTGTAGCGTATTGCCGACAGGACGTGCGGACGGAACTATCCGTCGCGGAAGTACTGCACGCAATGCCCGACAGTGAGCGCCGTCTCTATCAACTCGATCAGCGTATCAACGACCGGGGCGTGGGCCTCGACGTTGACTTAGTGCATCGCGTTAAGGAACTGGCGAACAACGCCAGCCTAGAGATTGACGCCGAAATCCAACGCCTCACCAAAGGCCAAGTCAAAGCCGCAACAAATGCTATGGACTTGACCGCGTGGCTAAACGCGCATGGCATCCGCGCCAAGTCTGTTGACAAACAAACCGTTGGTCGGCTGTTATCCTTTGACCGACTGCATCCTGTAATCCGTGAGGTTCTGAAACTCCGGCAGAACGGAGCCAAGTCCAGCACAGCCAAGTATGACGCGATGCTGCACGCTGTGAATGCGGACGGACGGATGCGCGGCCTCCTTGTTTATCACGGCGCGGCTACCGGCCGGTGGTCGGGGCGACTTGTCCAGCCGCAGAACTTCCCACGTCCGCAAAAGAAACAAGACGAGTTGGATGCCATCATCGCCAAACTTAAAGCGGGTGAGGATGTATCAGAACATGGGGCCGGAACGGTCCTAGCGTCCGACCTGTTGCGTTCGATGCTGGTAGCGGGTGACGGCCGTCGTCTTATGTTCGCCGACTACTCGGCGATTGAAGCCCGCGTTCTTGCGTGGGTAGCAGGGCAGAGCGATCTCGTTGAGACGTTCCGAAAGGGGGGAGACGTGTATAAAGAAATGGCATCGGCCATCTACAACGTGAGCGTGGATAGCGTCACTGACGGACAGCGGCAGGTTGGTAAGATGGCAATCTTGGGTTGCGGCTATGGCATGGGCGGCAAACGCTTCGCCGAGCAGTGCGCCACGATGGGGATCAGGGTAGACGAGGACGAAGCCAAGCGCATCGTGGCCGTCTACCGTGAAAAGAACAACAGGATCGCGCAATACTGGCGCGATGTTGAGAACGATTTTGTAGAGATGGTGAAGGACGCTGGCCGTGTTGGGTCGGTCAAGCTTCCACTACCTAGCGGGCGGTTGCTTACATACCACAATCCGCGCATCATTCAGCGAGAGACACCTTGGGGGGCTATGCGCGACACAGCCCAAGTCGATACGCTGAATAGTGTGACGCGACAGTGGACATCCCAGATAATCTGGGGCGGTCTACTGACGGAGAACGTGGTGCAAGCAACCGCCCGCGACATGATGGCCACGGCCATGATGGCGTTGGAACTTAAAGGCTATAACGTGATCCTGTCCGTCCACGATGAAATCATTTGCGAAGTGCCAGATGATTTTGGTTCGCTTGACGAAATGATTGACATCATGACGCAAGTTCCTGCATGGGCCGAAGGCTGCCCGATCAACGCCGAGGGCAAAGAAGGAAAGAGGTATCGGAAATGACAGCACACGCAAAGTTTGGCGCATCGAATGCAAAGCGCCGCATGAAATGCCCCGGCTCGTTAGAAGCGGAGGCCCCATTTCCTAACGAGAGTTCACCCTACGCCGAACTGGGTACAGCGGCGCACGAACTTGGTGAGTTCTGCTTAGTCAATGGACATGAAGATGCCTTCGCCTTCATTGGCCAAGAGCATAACGGCCACAAGGTTGACGATAACATGGCCCGTGCGGTGCAGGTCTATATCGACCACATCCGTGCAACAGCCGCGTTGGAACCAAGCATATGCCGCTATGAGAAACGCTTCAACCTAGACAAACTCGATCCGCCTATGCCGATGTTCGGCACGGCCGACTGTATCATCTACGGCAAAGAGAGCGGGACGCTCTACGTCCTTGACTATAAGCACGGCCAAGGTGTCGCGGTTGAAGTCGAGCATAACGAGCAGCTTAAATATTATGCGCTCGGAGGCATACTCGAAATCGGCGAAAAGGCTCCGGTCAACAAGGTCGTGACGGTTGTCATTCAGCCACGCGCCTCGCATCCCGATGGGCCGATACGGGAGTATAGTTACACCCGCGACGAGATCATGGACTTTGGCACAGACCTTATTGATGCAGCGCACGCAGCCATGAAGCCGGACGCACCGCGCATCTCTGGCGACCACTGCAAATTCTGTCTAGCAGCCGGAACCTGTTCGGCCCTGCGCAACAACGCCCTTGAGATCGCACAAGACGAGTTCGGCACAGTGCGAAACATCAATGACCTATCCCCTCAAGAGATCGCGGACTTTCTGGAAAGGGTTCCGCTGATTGAAGAGTGGATTAAATCTCTGCGCCGCCATGCCAATAGCCTGTTAGAAACTGGTGGGTCGCTTCCCGGCTACAAGCTGGTTGAGAAACGACCGACCCGCCGTTGGCGTGTTGAAGAAGAATTTGTGGCTTGGGCCGCACAAGAAGGTCTGGATGACGACGACATCTACGAAAAGAAGTTGAAGTCGCCACCTCAGATCGAGCGTATCGTGGGCAAGAAGAACTTGCCGACATCGCTCGTCATAGCTGTATCATCCGGCACATCAATGGTCGCTGATACAGATAACCGTCCCGCTGTTGCCACGTTGGCAGCAGATGACTTTACCGTTGAATAAGGAAACACCGATGTCAAAAGTTATTACACCTGAAGCAATCATCTCTTATCCGCATGTGTTCGAACCACAGACCCCTCCGGGTGCAAGTGAGCCAGTTTATTCTTGCTGCCTTGTATTCCTTGACGGGACTGACATGTCCGAACTGAAGGCGACGGCGGCTGCTGTGGCCAAGGAGAAGTGGGGAGACAAGACCAAGGCGTTGATGGAAGGCGGCAAAATCCGTATGCCTTTCCGCAACGATGGCGAAGAGAAGGGCTACCCTGAAGGGTCGGTCTTCATGAACGTCAAGTCGAAGCAGCAGCCCGGTGTGGTCAGCAAGTTTGCTGGCGAGAACGGCAAGCCTGCTCCGATTACTGACCCCAAGGAAATCTATCCGGGTGCAAAGGTTCGCGCCTCACTGCGGGCGTATGCGTACAGCGTGAACGGCAACAATGGCGTTGCCTTCTCTCTGGGCAATCTTCAGAAGGTAGGCGATGGCCCCCGTATGGACGGCCGTCTGTCTGCTGCGGACGAGTTCACTGCGACGGAACGCCCGTCCGCAGACATCTCGGACCTTGACGATTTGCTCTAAATGAAGGGGAGGGCCGGGGAGTTTGGAAGTCGCCCCGGCCCTTCTCAATCTAAAGCCTCAGAAATCATCTGGGCTTTCTTGGCTAAGGTCTTAGCCACAATCTCATCGACAGAATTGACAAGGCCAAACGTCCGCACGATCACGGGCTTTGTCTGGCCGATACGGTGGCAACGCTTAGCCGCCTGCGCGTTCACCGCCGGAACCCAATCCATCTCCACAAACGCCACCTGATTTGCCGCCGTTAAGGTAATGGCTGTCGAACAGGCCGTGATCTGGCCGATGAATACGCGCACCTTCGGATCGGTTTGGAAGTTATCAATCGCCGCCTGACGGTCGGCTGTCGGCATACCGCCTGCGACAACGACAGGGTTGAAGTCTTTCAGCCTATCGTAAAGCGTCTGGATCGCGTCGGTATGGTAGGCGAAGATTACGATTTTATCGTAAGCTTCATCAGCCAACTCGCCCGCTATCTGTGTGGCAATGGGCGCTGCCTTGGCCACACCTGTCAGCCGACGTAGTGACGCGATGTGAGGAGCAATGCTCTCAATCTCGGTAGACAAGTCTTGATTTGTCAGCGAATGCGCGAGGATCATATCGACCGCTTCGGCTTGGCGTGGATCATCGATATGTTTTCTGTCGTTCCAGTTATCAATCTCGACGGGTGCGTCTTGCCACCAGATCGGCGGCAAATCTTTCAGCACAACCTCGCCTTTACGGCGCAGCATGATTGCTTTCAGCACGGTCTTGAACTCGGCCATGCGTTCGGTCTTATTGCCAAGAACTTGAAGACCGAACTGACCGCTCCAAGTCTTGCAGAAATACATCGTAAAGTCGGCGAAGTTTAAAGGGTACTGCCAAATCGCTTTGAGATGCGTCCAGAAATCGCTGACGTTATTAGGAATGGGAGTACCGCTAAGAAGCCAAACACGATCAGCGAAACGAACAAGGCCATCGCCGCGACAGTACTGACCATATAGATACTTTGTGCGCTTAGCAGTACGGTTCTTGAGATAATGCGCTTCATCCAAGACGAGAACGTCTGGCTCAAACTTTGCGATTTCATTGCGGACCTCCTTCGATTGGGTAATCTTATCGTAGCTGAACACCTTGACTTCGCGCTCGACGGTTCCCCATCGCTCGAACTCACGACGCCAGTTAATCTTGGCAATGGCCGGGCAGATCACAACGACCTTTGTCAAGCCGAGTGTATCACAGGCTGCGATAACTTGAAGTGTTTTTCCAAGGCCCTGCTCATCAGCAAGGAAGGCGGCCGGGTTCTTACAAAGAAAGTCTGCGCCGACTTTTTGGTAATCGAATAGGTGGTTCATCGTCTTCCCTCTCAGCGGCGTAGCAGGCGAGAAGCGCAGCTTCGGCCCGTCCGTCGTCCTTTTTCCGTGCAAAGAGATGGGCGTAATCGGGGAACAACTCTTGTGCCCGCTGCCGACTGCCGTCCTTCCCTCCGAACGTGCGCATAGATTTAGTCCAAGTCGCAGGCGGTATCAACTGAAAAGGTACAGACAGTCCGGCAAGCACACCTTCGACGATACCCGCTGCCCGGCCGAAGCTGAACATCGAGGACACACCTTGACCCGGCATGGCGTGAACCTTCTCGATGAGAGCGGAAGTATTGGCGGTGACATGACCGCGCAAAGCATCGGCCAGCATGTGCGCGTCAACCTGATTGACGACACGCGGCCCGCGCTTGACCTTCAGGGTAGGCATGTCGATGATGACAAGTTCTCGGCTATTCTTATCCAGAATAGCGATAGCCCCGAACGCGCCGGGATCAATGCCCATGAACTTCATAGGCGATATGTATAGTATTAGAAGCTAGTTCGCAAGTGACTGCGTGGCCCCAAAGACTTACGATGGCGAAGCCCGTCGGGTTTGTGGCGACGTTTCGCTTTCGGCTGCGGACGCCACGACATATCTTTAACACCACTTTTCTTGGCCATTACTTGCCTTTCGTATAGACCTTATAGTCGCCGGGATCAGTGTATTGAGTGCCGACAGGAAGTGCATCAAATTGTTCTTGGCTCTTGATAAGGGGGGCCTTGCTCAACTGACGTAACAATGTATCAGCAGTCATGCCCGTGCTGGCTTCAACTTGGCGGTTAAGCACGATCTTCTCTTCGCGGTTCATGCCCTTAAACTTTTTCAGCAAAGAAAGTTCGGGGTTCTCCGCGTTGAACTTAGCATTGGCTGCTTCACGCGCCTTGGCATAAATCTCTTTAATCGCTGCGGACTTGCCGACATTATCGAGGTTCTGATACTCAGGAGACTGCAACAACGGTGCGATCCCGCGCTCGGCGATGATGCCTAAGTCGCGGTTAACAAGGCGATCAATAGCGACTTCGCCCGTCTTCGATCCAACATCATAGGGCGTAAGACCAAGTTTATCCAATTCGCTTTCAACAATGTTCTTGACCGGGCGGATCGTGGCCCCAAGAAGCTGACGCAACGCAGGGTCTTCAGTGGTCAGTGGCCCTTCACGCGTGGCCGATGGCGCGGCCGGAACGCCTAATGCCTGCTGCGCTCCGGGGATCGGACGCACAAGAGCGGCAAGTGGGTTATCCTTAGTGTCGCGGTAGACCGCTTCTTCTGGATCATACCGGGCGTAGAAATCCTTGAACGTGCTGAACGGTTGCAGGAAGCCAGCACCTACATCCGCCAGCCAACTTGTCGTTATCGTCTTGGCTTTGTCGAGGTTTCCACTTGCGCCGGACAAATCCTTGAGAAGCTGATCGGTTACATAAAGGCCCGTGCCTGCACGGAACTGCGCACCGGATAGACCTTGAAGAATATCTTTCGTCTCGAACGCTTGGTCGAGCGTGTTATCCTGCGACCGTTTGATAACGTCGGCGATTAAAAGATAGGGGGCCGCAGGAAAGAATGGACGGAGATCGACTGTCCTACCATCTGGCAAGCGGCCTTCGTACCATTTCTCCCCAGCGTTTTCGCTGTTGCGGAACTGATACGCACCGTACAGCATCGACGAGCCGACAATAGCTTTCGACACAGCCGACACATCGCCCTTAGCGAACTTGGCGCGTTCGGCTTCGGTCAGCAGTTTAGTGAACCCGGCCGGGCTATAGTCAAACTGGAACTTCATGGCATTCATCATGAAGCGTGGGAACGGCATGATCGTTGTGCCGACAACGCGGGCAACGGTCCCGACCTTGCCCATCTTATCCAGCATTTGACTGAACTTATCTGCAACTTCAGACCGTGCGGAATAGGTAAAGCCGAGTGTGTCGTCGAGCGCCTTTGACCACGCTTCATCGGGAAGACGGGCGATAGCGCCTGTGTCCACCAGTTCGTTAAAGTCTAAGCCAAGGCGGGTTGCTTCTCGGCGAAGCATAACCGGGAACAGCGCCTTGCGCGTTGCGGTTTCACTAACGCGGTTCAAAAGGTTAGCAACATCAACGGCTTTCTCGACTTTCGCAAAAGCGTCTTTCTTGGTTACACGCGCCACATCCGCCGCGTAAGTAGCCGCCAACTCTTTCTGTATTTCTGGCTGGACATTCTTCATTTGCTCCCAGAACTTAGTGTTCCGGCCCGGAGCAAAACGATCCGTAAGGAGAGCCGCTGCGTCAAATGGACTGACGCCAACCTTCTGTTGGCGGAAAGGATTAGCGGCAGCGTTGACCGCGCTATCCATAAGGTTCGTCGCCGCGTCGATAGGCACGCGGCCTACGGACGATATGACGTTACGCATCGTGGTGGCCACGCTCGATACGAGCGCACCGCGATAGACGTTGGTAAATCGTTTCCAGAAGCCGAGGTCGTCTGCTTCTTGAAGGCCAAGTTTAGCAATGTCGGCGGCTTCTTTAGGGACGTACCGACTGGCGATGCTAAAACGCTGCATCACACGAGCGGCATCGCCAAGACCTTGGCGTGATCCCGTAATAAGTTCGAACAGGTCTTCGTCTTTAAGGTCGTACTTTGTGACGAGTTTCGATACTTCTTCCTCTGGAAGAGTACCGGCCTTGAAGTGGCGATAGAAAAATTCGGAGAACGGCATGTCGGCCGGGCGTTGAAGACCGGCGAGATTGCTGTAGTCTGCGGCAAAGTTAGCAACCTTACCGCCAATTTCAGCAGTAGGCACAGGCTGCGTCTGGCCCTTTACTTGCATAGCCTCAATGGCAGGGATGCCTGTTTCTGGTGTAGACGCTGGCAGATCATACGCCACATTGCGCGGTGCTACCGCAGCTTCAGGGATTGCTGCTTCAGGGATTGCCGCTGCGGCCACGGGGGCTTCCGGCAACTCAACAGGCTTTAACGGCCCGCGCTTTGCCAGCGCAGTCGGGGCGATAGGATTGGCGATTGCGGCCATCTCCGGGGAGAGCGCAGCCTCCGAAACTGCAACCGGGCCGGTAGCCAAGCGGCCGAGAGCCGCACTAGTCTCCGGTGCAATACGACGGACCCCCGCCGCGATTGGTCTAGCGGCAAACGGCGCGACGGTAAGCCCAGCTATTGCGTAATCACTAGCTGTTCCGCGACCTACTAAAACGTCACCGATACTTTGTTCCATCGCCTGAAGGCCAAGCAGGCTTTCAATATTTTGAACTACATCTTGGCCGTATTGGACAGCGCCACGTTCGTCAAAGCCGGGAAGCAACCCAGCTACATTCGCAACGCCAGAAGAAAGCAGATCATAGACACCGCCCGTAATTGTGGTCGGTTTAACTGCGGTTAGTTCCGGTTGCCGGTTGGCCGTGACAACACTCTCGCCTGCTGCCGGTGTGCGTGCAACGATAGGCGCTGCGAGTGTTGGGCCTTTATAATTCTTTGCAATCCAAGCGTCGGCTGCGGCCTTGAGTTCGTCATCATTGCTAAGCGATGTCACACCGGGAAGCGTGATTGTCTCCCCGGTGGCAGGAATTTCCAGAAATACTGGTGCGCCTTTTGGCTTAGCTTCAGCCATCTATAATCCTATCGACGGATGATTGGTGTGCCGGTTTTCGGTGGAAGAAGCCCACCAAAGATATTGGTGGATGCTGGCGCTTTCTGGCCAGTTCTGATCTGCCGTGTTGGGTTCTTCGGATCAAACGCAAGAATTTCACCGCCTGCAACTTCGCGGAACTGATACGATGGTGCGCTACCGCCACCGCCTCGGCCATCACCACGAGCAAAGCGGCGTTCGTCAAGCGCAAGACTACGGGCTTGATAAGCGGACATCTGTTTCGGTATCGAGATGATAAGTTCGTTCGTATCTTCGTTACGAATTTCAACCGCGTTTCCAACGTCAATCTCGCGTGTCTTGGTCGGCATCTTCTGGTCCGTAACGACAGACGAACCATCGCCAAACGTCAACCGCACATTACCTGTGGCCGGATCGCGGTCACGGTTGAACACTTGTTTCGGACGGAACGCTTCTGTCTGCACCAACTTAAATGCTTCTGCGGGGTCTGCATTCTCAAGAACGCCGCGCTGGCCCTCTGGCAAGGATGATGCGAATTGTCTAACAAAGGCCCGCTGCTGCTGCTCTTGCTGCTGTGCCTGTTGCAACTGCGCAATTTTAAGTTGCGCGTTCAACTTCTCCATTTGTTGATTGCGAACATTCTGAAGAACAGCGGCCGGATCAGCAGCACCACGGCTACCTGCGGCTTGAAGCACTTGGCCGAGGGCAGTTATTTTTTCGCCGGTTGATAGCTTTCCGATACCGCCGCGCATAAGTGCCTGCATATCTGCAACGTACTTTGCCGTCGGCGAAAGCTGCGGCTCTACTGTAGCGGGCATAACATTAGGGGCGGGCACCGCGTTAGCGGGCGGGGTACGGGTCGGGACAACTGACCGCATCAGAATTTCCATAGGGGTAGCCATCTACTTAACCACCTTTTCCAAATAGACTGAGGAGAGTACCAATCGTGGACGCAGCCGAACCGATTTGGCCGAGCGTTGACTGGCCCGGCGTGGTTGTCGTCTGCGTCATTGGAGACGGAAGACCTTGCGATCCCATAAGCAACGTCTGAAGTTGCTGCTGCGGGAAGCCGCGCTGTTCGAGGAAGTCTTTGTAAGCCAAGTCAAGGTTCTGCTGGGCCATGCCGCGTTGTGCTTGGCCTGCGCCTTGAAGCATCGCAGCATATGCCTGCTGATTGCCAAGCGCCTGCTGGCCGTAGCCGGATAGAGCGGCTGCACCCGCAAGCTGTTGGGCCGGAAGGTTCTGCGCCATTCCGGCTGCTTGCGTGTATCCCTGATTGTATAGGTTCGCCAGCGTTTGAGCCGTGTTCAAATCTTGCTCGGCCGCAAGCTGCGCCTCATATACGCCACGACGTTCGTTGCCGAATGCCCGCGAAGCAGCAAGCTGAGCCTTGGTCGCAGCGTCACGCTCGGCGCGGTTCTGTGCCAGTCGGGCCATCGTGGCGTCGATGACGTTTGTCTGGAACGGCGACATGAAGCCCGAGACATCTTGCTGAAACTGCTGCGGCGTATATCCGGCTGCGCGTTCTGCAACTTGGGTGGCTTGCTGAAGTTGCGGCATCCCGACTTGCTGGGTCGCAGCGTTAATCGCGGTCTGGAACGCCTGCTCTTCGGCTGGGCGGAAGCCCGCGATGCGTGGCCCCTGATACGCCTGATACGGAATAGCCGCGACTTGCTGTGCGGCTCCATAGTTACGCGCCAGAATATCCTGAATGAAAGGATTGAGTTGCTGAGCAGTGGTTGTTGTAGTCGCCATTATATTCCCCGTGCGGTTTGGCCGCCTAATCCTTCGTTATTAGCATAAAACAAAATGAATTGACAGCCCATTACTGCTGAACCTGCGTTACTGACAAGATGCAAGACGGACCGGCAGGTGCGAACGCAGTCGAGGCCGCAGCCTTTAGCGTTACGTTCGTATCATCCGCCGCCCACATGAATTCTATGTAATCCCCCGCATCTAACGAAAAGAAGTCATCGCGGGATGATGCTAGATAACCATTGTTAAGGTTACTGGTCAGCAAATACGCAGATCGAACAACATCCGTTCCGTTTTTGCGGAACCAGAACCACACCGTTTTCGCGCTGCTGCTTCCAGATTGGATTTGAAAGTTAGCAGAGAAGTTATAGAGGCCGCTCTGCGTCACAACAATTCGAGAAGCCGGAGAGCCGATGGACACGCCGTTGGTAATCTCGGTGTTGTCAAAGGTAATCGCGTACGCTGTATTCGCAGCGGCGGGGCTTACGTCTGTCGTCTTTGAGAACTGGCCGTAATAGAATTGCTGCTCAATCGTTGGCCGCACAAAAATCTCACCGATAGTTGCGCTGACTTTAAGAACAGCCGCAAGCGGCACGACGTTATCCGGCGCGGTCGGCTTGACCTTTGTGAACTTGCCCGCGCTAGACGGGGACGCGTATAGAATATCGCCGACAGCCCATGTCTCGCCGACCGATGAGCCAGTTGTATTGATATTCCTAACGTGGCCCCAAGTGGTGCAATAACCAACCTCGCCTGTGTCCGGCAGATCGTGCGTCATCACACCAAGTATATACAGGGTCGGAGTAGAACCATCAGCGAGATACGGTGCAACGGCCAATTCATTACCCGCACCAACGCCAGCGAAGCCAACAACTGCCGCGTTGGGGATCGTAACGCCAGTGTTGTTCTGAACACGAGCATAGGTTTCCATGCCGACTTGTTGAACAACGCCGTAATCCATGCCGATGTCGAGCGTCTCGTCGTCTGAGTTCCACGACAGGCTCCCCTTTTCGGGTGTGTGTGTGTCGGTCGTCACCATTGAAACGTCAGAGGCAATCAGCTTTGCAGGCTGATAGACACCGACATCTTCGCCCTTGACGTAAGCACCAGTAGCAAAAGCCTCGATAAGGCGATTGCGTTGGTCGTCATAGCTAGGGCTATACGCGCTCGGTGCTGGCGGTAGTTTGAGCCTCATCGACGCCCACCGGGGATTGCGTTGAGCCGCTGCGTCCCAACCCGCCAATCGGAGTTGTTAACGGCCGTCACCTTCATCTGTATTTGTCGGCCGTTGAAGCGGACAGATGTAGGGTTCGTCAGGGTATAGGGGCCGTAGGTTTGCTTGTCGCCATTTGGATAATAGCGAGAAGAGAAGGTCGCAGTCACTTCGCCTTGGTTGCGTTCGTCTGGGATCATCTCGTTAATATACAAGATGTTGTCGCCTTGTCCAATCTGCACTGGCCCTGTTTCGGCGTACACACTTTCCGTCCCGTGGTTCATCCCGATCTCATGATCGTAAACGTAGCCATCATCGGACACCATCAGCGGATTGGCGAACACGCCACGATCAACCCCAGCAGAACGGCCCAACGAGCCAATCGACCAGTTGTTCTGGGCGTAGTTCCAAATCACATAGCGGTTGTTCTCTTGGCTTGAGGCCGATGGATAGAAGAACCACACTTCGTCAAATTGCGAATTGTTGACAGCGTAAGCCTTGCTGATCTGCGCTTGGTTGATGTCGGAGAACACATAGTCCGACACCTCGCATGGCACAGCTTTGACGTAGCCGTCATACATATAGAAGCCACGCGAACCCATCCAGACCGCGAAGTTATCCTGAACGGCAATCGCATTCGGCCCAGCAAGGCCGCAAGCACGACCGGCGAACTCAGATGTATATACAAATGGCTGGCCGACATAGGAAACGATGTGCGCATCAATATCCGTAAGAACGAGAACTTGACCACGAACGCGCTTGGCTGTGATAATTTTGCCACCCGTTTGTAGTTCTAGGCTACCAGCAAGGTTCGTAGACGCTGGCGTCCAAATCGTATTGTTCTCAAGATCAGACCATGCAATCTTGCGCGGATTGCCAGACGCACCCAGCGCAAACATCGAGCGTTCGTTCGTGACAAGAACGCCCGTGTTGGATGTCGGCGCATTCGTTACAGCAACAGCGGGCGTCGGCGTCGTCGTGTCCAACTGCCACTCATAAATCTTGCCGTCATAGTTGGAGCAGCCGACGAGATACTCGCCCCATGTGTCGAGCGTCCAAGTCGTAGCTGGCGTTACCGAACCAACGTCGGGACGCGGCGTGCCGTAATATCCGGCGCTGTAAAGACCAACGCCATAGCCGCCACCGACAGTCGCATTCGCATTGCCGGGAACAAATCCAACAGGGGTGATGTCTACAATCACACTGGACTGTGTAATAGCGTAAAGCTTTGAGTGCGTTCCAACGGAGATGTAACGGGTGCTGTTGTTAGAGCGCCACGCAATCATGCCACGGGCTTTACCCGTCAGAGCCGTAGACGTTCGAGCCTGCCAGCCACCGACGGGACGCATCATCCCCTCAACCCAGCGCACAAGGTTCACGTCATACCACCGGCCAGAACTGTCAAGTTCGGTTCCGTTGCGGTATACACCCGGCGGGATACTGATCGGAATAAGCGCCATTTAATTACCTGTGCGTAAGACTGAAGTTCTTATATCACTTATTTGGGATTTTCACAGCCTCTTCCCATGCTTCTACTGTTCGGCGGTGACGCAACGCGCAGTCACCATATTTTGCAATAATCTCAACTTCCCATATAGCACGCTCTGGATCAATAAGCGTAGCGGGCGGCGTGGGTAGCGGCGGACAATTACTTGCTAAGTTCGCTGGAGGCTGCGGCATTGGCGCGATTGATACTGCCTTCGAGCAGCCCGATAAGACGAGGGTCAGGAGCGCAACTATCAGGAGCAGCAGGCACAGTCTTGTAAATTTCACGGACCGTTTGCTTCTCTCTGGCGACCACCACATCGGCTTGATCTCGTTCGGATTGGTAAACCGTAGAAACCTCATTTACTTTTCCTTGCATTTGCTGGCGCGACTTTTCAGCTTTTTCCAGAGCCTTGGAATAAGCGGCATCGCACTGCCAGTCACGGACTTTATACCCAGAGGCCGCACCAATAACAAGCGCACCGCCAACTGCATATAGTAGGATTGGATTGGGCATCAAAGCCATGCGGCGTACTTCTTTGTCTTGGCCCTGCGGTCATCAAGGCCGTGCGTGCCACCATTGATCCGCTTCGTCAGCGCGAGGATTGCGCCTTCGCCAACGCCTTGGTCGCAGATCGACCACAGTTTGTTGCGGTCAAAGAACCACAAGGCGCTTTCAAAACACAGTTCGCCCGACACAAGGTCGGGGTTGTCCATTACTTCGGGTCGTCCGATGTAGTTGGCGAAAGCTTGGTAATTTGCTTTTCCAGTAAGTTGGAGAGCGCCACGTCCACGGAACTTCCAGCCATCCCCAGACGCTTCATCACCATTGCCCATACGATTTGCGTATACCCGATTAGCAATCTTTTTTGGCTGGCGTTCATACGCTTTAGCCATTGCATCAGTAGGGAAATATTTCCTAAAAATGCTGCGAAGTCCTTTTGCGCCATAGTTCAAATTCTCCGAGAACGCTTTGAAGCCGCCGCTTTCATGCGCCGTTTGAGCAAAGAAATGTGCAGCACGATCAGGAGATAGTTTATAAAAAGCCGCAGCTTTCCTAAATGTACCCGGACCAAATGCGCCATCTGCGGTTACTCCGATCTTCTTTTGCAGTTCAACAAGGCTCACTTATCTTTTCCCTTATTCCACAATTCAAATAGCGTCTTGATCTTTTCTTCTGTCACGCCGAGGCGCACATCCATCTTGGCGAGGATGATGGTCAACGAGATAAACGCCAACACAACAGGCCAAAGCTGGCCAATCAATTCAACGGTGGAGAGATCGCCTGCCATTATGCCCCCGGATTACGCCAGTCAGGAAAGTCGTTTTCGTCAACCACGCCGTCGCCGTTGGCATCCCAGCGTAGGTCGTGACGGTGCTTTTCCCAAGGAGCCATGTCGTCGTCCTCTTCAGGCTCGTCGATAAAGACTGTGCCATTTGGATCGGCGTATGGCTTGGGCGCTTCTGGTTCCGGCGTAGGCTTCTCCGGCGCGGGTTCTTCCGGCGTCTTGTCACGCGCATTGGCATTGAGACTTAGGCCACCAAGCAAACCAACGAACGCACCGATGATGGTTTGGAACGCAGGGTTGATCGTCTCGATGATGGCCGCGCTGTCCACCATATCATTCGGAACAAACAAGCCGATGACGAGTGCCAACACAACGACGAGTATGACAGCCGACAGAGTGACAATAGCCACGCGGATAACAAACTCAACGGTGTCGTTTACGCCTTCAGCGTTGCTTTCAAATTCTTTTAAGAAACTCATCGGTCAGCCTTATGGTCCAATTTGTCTTCAATCCGGCGGAGGTGAAGCATCACCTCGTCAAACTTCTTGTCAATGGCGTTGAACTTCTCTTCGCCGTAATCCAGTTTTGTTTCCAGAATTGCAAGACGGTTGCTCAACTGCGTCCACACGCCAACAAGGCCGAAGACGCCAGCGACGATTGTGAGAAGCGTATCAATGCCGAATGACATATCCATCGACTAAGACCTATTCTTCGGGTTGTTCTTGCGGCAGTTGGGCTTCCGCCTGCTGCTTAATCTTCATGAGAAGTGGAAACGCGCCCGACGACGTGGGCAAACTGCCCAAAGTCTGAAGGACGGCGTTCACTTCATCTACGTTCAACGTAAGGTTGATGTCCATTATGCGCTCCAAGGAAGCGTGGGATGAACGACAGGCGGGTTGGCCTGATCTGCAATCTGCTGCGCTACGCTGGCTTCAAACCCAGCAACAGCTTCTTCGCCAAGTGCTTCTTTAACCCAGCCGAGAACTTGCGCTTGCGTGAGCGAAGCATATGGTGTGAAGGTCGCACCTTCGTCGAGCGTGACGCCGACTGAGCCGTATACTGAGCCGTTGTATGTGCCGTCCGTACCATTTAAGGTCCAGTGCACTGTGAATACTACGTCGGTTTCGCCGTCGTACTCTGGGTATGCGTCCATCTGAACTACGGACCAAGTGTTAGTGATAGCCATGTCTTAGTTTCCTTCTAATTGTGCCACGCGGGCGCGGAGTGATTGAATTTCCTTAACGAGCATCGGGACCAGTTTTGAGTAGTCCACGCCCATCATATCTTCTGGGTCTGCGGGGACTTGGACGGCATCTGGTGCGACCTCCAGTAGTTCTTGTGCGACAAATCCAAATGGCTGGTGATACCCGTTTGATTTCCAATCAAATTTACGAACTTGTAGAGCGTCAATCAGGTTAGCGGCGTCGTCCGCGTCTGCGATGTTTTCTTTGAGGCGGGCGTCAGAAGATGTGCCGTAAGTCGTCGTAGTGCCATTTGTTTCAATCGTTCCGACGACGGTGAAAGAACTTGTAGAGCGGAAGCTAATAAGGCGTCCAGATGTCGCGTCTTTATTCCACACGGTAACTGTTGGCGCTGACGCAAAACTGTCGTTGGTAAACCCTGCCGCTGTCGAGCCTGTAACAACGCTCTCAATGCGCCCCGCAGCGCTTGTCGAACTCGTCGTCCCCACCAGCAAGTTACCGCTGCTGTCGATGCGCATACGTTCTGCGGCGTTAGTGCCGAAAAGTATAGGCGAGTTGGCCTCGTTCCACATCTGCATGGAACTATCGAAGTGGCCGACATAACCCTTCGCAACACCGCCAATCTGGAAGCCAAGCAAGCCACTAGCGGAGCCGCCAAGGACTGCAACACCGCGACCAGAAGCCGAGTATGACGCACTAGTCGTCCCCACCAGCAAGTTACCGCTGCTGTCGATGCGCATACGTTCTGCGTTGTTGGTTTGGAACGCAAATGCTGTAGTAGATACAGTTCCGATCCTAAAATCACCGCCACCACCAGAACCGCCGTGCCAGCCCGCAAAAGCGATTTGTGTATTTGATGAGTTATTCCAGTTAATGAACGGGAAGTTATTGGCGGCTTGTAGCGCAAGAGTTGAACTCGGCGAAGCCGTACCAATCCCGACGTTGCCGCTGCTGTCGATGCGGGCGCGTTCCGTGCCGCTTATGCGGAACACATTTATCGAACCATCTAGTGTCACACTCTGGTAAGCCGATGTGCTGCGATTATAGGATTGAATGGTGCCGCCGGGGTCAAACTCAAGGCCACCAGCACCGCTGTTAGATACAACAAATTGAAGTTGCGGGTTAGTTGTGCCAATACCTACACGGCCACTATCTGCGATGCGCATACGTTCGACGAAAGAGCCGCCACTGTCAGTGCCGAAACGAAATTCGGAAGCACGCGCCAATAGTGGCACTGTGGAGGCAGCAAGGGGAGTGTCCCATGCTTCTAGCATTGCGCTAGGCGTGGTGGTAATAAACGCGCCATCGCGTATGGAAAGCGAAGACGCGGCGGCAGTCTGGACTGAAAATTTACCCAGAACATTGGACGTACCAATCCCGACGTTACCGCTGCTGTCGATGCGCATACGTTCAACATTACCCAACGCAACGTTAGTCGTGCTGAACTGGAGATAGCCACCTATGTCGTTGTCTGTTCCGTTTTCCTTGCGTCCAGCTATGCTGCCGAAAACAGTTTCGGTGGTTCCGGTGAACGAGCCGCCAAGGGACAACTGACCACCGAGGTTTGCAGCCATTGAGTTTGTGGAATAAAGGTAGGCAGTCCCACGAGAAGCTACGGCAGTGTTTGCGGCTGCTACCGCAATTCTTGCACCCGGTGTAGTCGTACCAATCCCGACGTTGCCCGCAGTGGTGATACGCATTTTCTCGGAACCGCTGGTGTAAAACTCAGCGGAAGCAGAAGTAGATGAAGCATTGAAGATGGTTGAAGTCGGGCCGTTATCGATTGCCCCTACATACGCAGTATCACCCGCATTGATGCCAAGCATACGCACAGATGCGCCGCCGGAGGCTACTGAGCGGATGTAGGTAGCGTTAGTTGCTAGTCGGATGTCACCGCCAGAAACGTCCAGCTTTGTCGCGGGCGTAGCCGTACCAATCCCAAGCCGGTCGTTGGTGTTGTCCCAGAACAAGTTAGCGTTGTCCTGCGTATATACGCCAGAAGCGCCTGCAAAGACGACGGAGCCAGCGGTGAAGGCAGTGGCTGCGCCTGTGCCGCCCTTGGTGACAGGCAGCGTGGTAATCGTCGGCTCTTTGGCGTTAAGCTGCGTCTGGATGTTCGAGGAAACAGTGTCCAGATAGCTAAGTTCCGTAGGGCTGATCGTCGCGCCATTAGCGGAGACGTTACCGGCGATGGCCAGCGTCTTGCCCGAACCGACATTCAAGCCAACAGATGTTCCTGTGCCATTGGCAGCAAAGAGCGCATCGACTTGATCGAGGTCAGTATTGAGTTTCGTCCCCCAAGTATCGGCGGATGCGCCGACTTCAGGTTTCGTTAATCCAAGGTTTGTTGTGGTTGTATCAGCCATTTAAGTCCTCACGCAGCTTGCTGCCATATTTCTGCTGTATCAGAAATTGGCGTCCATGTCTCGTTTGTTATTGATTGCGGTGTCCAAGTTTCTGCAATCGCTTCGACGGGTGTCCAAGTCTCAGATGTATCAGTCTCCGCAGTCCACGTTTC